TCATTACTGCATGTTTCTTTTTTAGTTCAACATATTCATCTTTTATTACTAATCGTTTACTATAGTAGTAATCTAAAATTTCTGGAATAATACCTTTTTCTTGTTGATGAAATACAATATTTGCTTTTGATATTGTTAACTTATAATCTTTTACCATTTTTATGAATTTAGGTATTGTAAATTCCTTTACTTTACCGTTTACCATTTCCATCACCACTTGGTCGTCTGTTTTTTCTAAAATTTTTCCAATTTTAGTTTCTGGTGATAGATTTAAAGATATCATCACATTTGGATATAGACTGTTTGCATCGAAAGATAAAATATAGTTTTGAAACCCTTGTTGTGGTTCACTAACATATGCACCGGGATTTTTACCAGTATCCTCACCTCTTATAAATGTAGGTATGATTTGTTGTTTATGTCTTGCTCGTATACAAAATCCTCCGTTAATTACAGATAATGCTCCCATTGCTGCATCAAATGTAACACATCCAACGTATGCTAACATTCGTATTAATCCTAAATATTGAAGCTTTTCTTCTAATCTTACAAGTATGTTTACGTCTTGAATATTATAATCAATAAATTTGTTCCAATCCTTATCAGATAGAGTTGCAAGATCCATTCCTTCAAAATCTACTTTTCTTTCACCTAATTCTAGTTCACCAATTGCATCTAATTTATACGATTGCCGCAAAGGTGCAAATTTTTTATAGATGTCTAAATAATCCAACACTGCTATTCCTTCAATATACCATCTAATTTGTTGTCTACCAAAAATACCTTGAATATTTCTATAATAAACATTTTTTACGGGTGAAAGTCTTTTCATCTGCTCTTCTCCCATAATATGTTCACACCGTTTTACAATATACGGTATATCAAAAAATTCAGAGTTCCAACCACTTAAGATATCAGGATAATCTTTTTCCATATAATCTAAAAACTTAGTAAACAAAACTCTTTCAGTTTCACAATATTCATATTTTACATTCTTTTTACCTTTTCCCGTATATTCTTTTGTACCCCAAGTATAAAATTTATTTTCTAAATTATCATAAACAGTTATTACGTTTATTGGATGATTTGCAGTTTCAACATTCGGAAACCCATCAGGTGAATATGTCTCAATATCCAACAAAAGCATTTTAATTGGGTATTTTGTAAATTCGTCCGTTTCGTTTATTTCCCAGAAATTATCTAACAAGAATTGTTGTTTAATTGGTAAATTTTCAAATAACCTTTTTACTTGATTGTTTCTAATAAATTGTCTTCTTTCTGATTCTCTTTTAAATATAACTTTCCTTAGAGGTGTTTTGAATATAGAAGTTGCATTTGAATGTCGTTTGTCTTTTGGTTCAATATAAAGGTAAGGGTTGTAGCTTTTTACCACTTCAATTCTTTTTCCATCTTTATCCCAAGTAAACAGCCTCATTTGCTCTCGAGAAGGTTCATAAACTACATTCCTGTACATGTGAATTAATTATAGTTTACTCTGCAAATGTTTCAAGTAAATAATATTATGAATGAGGGTTTATTAGAAGGATTAAAAGAAATACCTAAAATTATGAATTTTACTTGGAAAGATAAAGATATTAGGAACAGTAAACACCCTGTTATACAAAACGGTTTGAAGAGAATGATTGATCTAAACCCGGATTGGGACGTTGTAATTAGCGATGATGGTGATGTAGAAAAATATCTAAAAGAAAACTTGTCTAAAAAAGACTATACCAACATTAAAGATACACACGTTGTTGAAAAAACAGATTTATGGAGACTTATAAAGCTATACAATGAAGGGGGGGCATATCACGATTTGGATAGATATTGTAATATTTCCATGAATAAAATTATTACAAAAAATATAAAATTTGTTCTACCAACACATGAAGATTTTGGTTTTACTCACTGCTTTATGGCCACAGCACCCGAAAATCCTATATTTTTAAAAGCCATTAAAGATAATATCAAAAAAAGAAAAGATTTAGTAAGCAAAAAAATGGAAAATAAGATATTAATATTGGGTGCAATTACTTGGTGTGAAACCATTTTTAATACTCTTTTTGATTATACTGATTATTCATATTATAAAGAATTTAGGGATTGGAAGATGATGGAGGATGATGTCAGACAACCTCTGCGTACATGTAAATACACAACAACTTATAAAGAAATACCGTGGAGCTTTACCATGACATTTTGCCTTAGTGCTGATAAAGGGTTACAACCCCCGGGTGCTTTTGAAATAAATGAAAAAATTGCAAAGCAAGAAAATAGTGAATTTCTAACTTACGATCAACATGAATTGTTTTATGAATATAGACGTGACTTTTATAAAACCTTTAAGATTAAGCACTGGTCAGCGTAAAGCCTTTATTTTCTTTCACTGTGTTAAGATATTTGCGTTTCGGTGAACCATATGGAAATTTGTATGATTCATAGAATTTCCCTATGTTTTCTGGTTTTTCTAAAAATCTAGATTCAGCAAAGTTTCTAGCCTTTACAGATTCTTGAATAAATCTTCTTTCATCTTTCAAAACGGTGTTAATTTGGTCAATCATTTCATCACCCGTTTTAAATTTAATGGGTGCATTTTCATACGTACAAATATCTTGACAAGCAATTGGTAGACCGTAACAACTTGATTCTAAATATTTTAGATCGCTTTTAGATTTGTTAAAATTATTATCAATTAACGGGGCTATCATCATATTACCATTCAAAGTATAAACTTTTTCTGGGTAATCGAATAATTCACACCATGGGTGGTATTCTATTTTCCCTTTTTGTGCTAAATCTACTAAATCACGCGGTATAGCTCCTAAAAATACCCATTGATAGTCTTTTATTGTCTTTCTAATAACGTCATTAACATGGTGGAAGTCGTCTTTACCCTTTACTCTGTTATCTACATCAACATGTGCACCCGATCCAGACCAAATAACCCTGGGTTTGCGTTTGCTACGTTCATAATCCCTCTCGATTTTATCTCTGTTATAAAAATTACCCATCCAAAATTTAGGAACACAGTTTGGTATAACTGTTATCTTAGCATTATCCAATTTGGATGAATAATAGTCTTTCATAAACTTACATGTTACGGTCATTTCATCGCAAAGTTCCATAATTTCTTGAATACCTTCACGAATTTCATCATCTGTAAATGCAAATTTATATTTGTTATAATCGGGTATATCTTCTCTAAATGCTAAATCGTCGATTTCATAAATTAATCTAAAGCCTACTTGAGATGAAATTTCTTTTAGGTACTTTACAAATTTTCTCTGGTCGGGTGAAGCTTGTCGTTGAACTTTGATTGCTTCTGCATTTCTGTAATGTTGTGGGTCGACTGTCATACAAGTGGACGTGTGTACCATACATTTACCGCTTGCATTTAGTAAGTATTCAGGCCATATAATTCTCCAAAAACCACAACCACCGTAATCGGCAACATAATTCATAAAACGAGAGATGGGTGGTGGTTGCCCATCTTGTTGCGGCATGGGGTTCAGTTGTTTATTTTGTAACGCAAAATTAGATTCATATGGGTTAGATCTCCCAAAAGGTTGCCCAGCCGGTATAAATGGTGATTGAAACATGTTTGATTTATTTACTTACCGGCTAGTCTTTATCAATTTCTGCGTACTTAACTCTCCGAGTGATACCGTTACTTTTTTCCAGATATACTACTTCACCTGTAGCAGCTTTAACGCTTTCTTTCCTGTGACTAATAACATATACACATTCTTTGTATTTTTCTACTCTTTCTCTTAAAATAGACGTTACTAAATCTACTCCCCTTTCATCTAGACTACTATCAAATAGTTCGTCATATATACTAAAGTTAAAAGTTACATCCCCTTGAAGTCTTCTAATATCCATGAAAGCAAACAAGCATGCTAAATCAATATTTTTTCTTTCTGCACCCGAAAAATTAAAATAAGAACAAAGTTTATTTTTTTCGTTTATAATTTGTTCTTCAAAATACTCATTAAAAATACAAACACAATTACTATCCATCTTTTTTAAGTAATAGGCAAGCTTTTGATTAAAGACTTGCAAGATCTGTTTTACAATATACGATTTGACACCTTCCTCTGATACAATATATTTTACAACATCAAGCATATTAATTTTCTTCTTAACCGTTTCAAGTTTTGATTTTATTTCTGTAACTTTGTTATTGTAATCATTAATTATGTTATCTAAATTTGTATCTTCTGAATTTAATTCTTTTATATCCACCTTTAATTGGCCTTGCCAATCGAGAAGCTGCTTTGCTTTTTGTTTTAGAAGTTTTTGATTAGTCAATTCATCATTACTTTGTTTGATTTTTTTACGAATTTTGTTAATGCCCTTGTTTAGTTTATTTTCGTTAGAAGCCACCAAGTTATAGTCTTTAGTAATAGTGTTAATTTCGGATTCAATATCGTTTATATCTTTATTAGTTATTTTTATTTCCTTTTCTATATGATCTTTATCATTATTATCGAGTTGACGTAAACAAGTGGGGCATATTTCTTCGTTTGTACCTATTTTTATTAAATTTGATTTTAATTGGTTGTGTGAAGCTTTTAGTTCACTTAGTTTATCTCTTTTTACGGTTTTTATTTTATCTAAATCTTTTAATTTATCTTCAAACTTGCAAATAAGTTTTTCGTTTTCTTCAATTATTGTATCTCGTATGTTTATTAATTTATTTTTTATTTCTAAAAGTTCTTGTTCATTGTTTTTTTGGCGATTTTTGTATTTTTCTTTTTTATTTCTACGGTCTTTTACTGTTTGTATTTTTTGATCTTTAAAATTATCTAAAGACGTAATATTTTCGCTGTACCTAGTTGATTCTATATCAAAATCTTTTTTAGTTTCATTATAATCGTTTCTTAAATGTGAAATCATGTCACCGAAAATTTGTAAATTAAAAATACCTTCTATAAACTTCCGTTTTTCTACCTTTTTCTTAGCCATAAAAGGTATGGTGTTGTTTACAGTCATAATAACACAATTTTGGAAGACATCTTCACCACAATTAATTACCTCTTGAATAAATTCATTTGTGTTAATAATTGAATCTCTTGTAATATCTTGTTCGTTTTTGTAAATATAACACTTAGATGGAGAAAGGGTTCTGTTAATAGAATATAAATTGATTTCCTGTGGGGTAACAACTTTAAAATTTAAAAGTACCGAACACGTACTGTTAGTAAGATTATTAGGTATGAGTTCTTTCTTTAAATCTCTTAAAGTGGAACCAAATATAACAAAATTAATTGCATCAGCTATAGTACTTTTACCTACACCGTTTCTTCTGTCTTCTTTATCTTTATTAGAACCTGTAATAATATTAAACCCACAATTGAATTCTACTTTTACCGGGTCATGACCTACTGAAAGAAAATTTTGAATAGTAACATCTTCGAAGAAGATTTGCTTCATAAAATATAATTATATCTTTATCCTATGAGGATCTACTTTTATTTTTTAATTTTTGTATCACATCTTTTCTAGAAAAAACATCAATTAAATCTTTTATTTCACATTTATTTTTCATATAAAAAAGTTTCATACCTCTGAGTACTCTCTCTTCTAGTTCGTCTTCATATCTTTCCATATGATCATTAAATATTAGTTTATCTTCTACAGATGTTACATGTGGGAACCAAAGAAACGGTGTGGATAGGTTTTTTTGTGATATTCTATATAGTAAATCTGACCATTCCATTGCAGCCCTGTACCTTTCGTCAAAAAATCCCACTTTCTTAAAAATATCCTTATGTAAATAAACTAAATTACCGGCGGTTCCAAAATTTAATGTTAGCGGCGGTGTATTATCCCCTAAATCTACTGTTAGCCGTGTATTTTGATTTGTACCTCTTGGATCATCTTCATTTTTACAAAAATACAAAGCACTTAACTTTGTTTTATTGGCAACGTCTATGTAATCTTGAAAAACACTGTCATCAATTATTTCTATGGTATCATTTACTATAAAAACGTGTTCAATAGTTTGATCTTTTAGTAGTTCCCTAATTCCCATATTGTAACAAGCACTTGGGTACTTGGTATACACGGGACAGATGTATTTTTTTACAGGGCTGTTAAATTTAATTTTTTTACCATCGTTTACAACAACAGTTTTGTCTAAAAACGTGGTGAGCCCCCTTAAACACCGTTTTAATTGGGTACCACCTAACGTTAAAACAACTATTCCGATTCCTTGCATTGTTTATATAAATCTACTGTATACTCTATTACTTCTTTCTTGTTATTAATGTCTAACATGTTTACAAAATTGGTAATTGCTGTTTGATAGTCTACACCCGAGTATTCATACTCTAATTCACCTTCTACAGAAAACTTATTGTAATTTATTTCGTAATCAACGGTAATTGTAAAGGGTCTTAAGTTGTTTAAACATATCATTATTATATCTAAATCGTCTGCTTGTATGTTTTTATCAATAACCAGCTTTATTATATTACTCTTTATTAATTTTCTTAATTCAGGGGTTATACCATCGAAGGAAATAAGCTCACTTAGTAATATTTTTTTGTGTTTTGGTGAAACCGCGTTTTTATAGAAAACGGGTTCTTGTATTTTATCAAAATCCAAAATATAAAACCCCTTTTCGCTTTCTGCATCTCCAAAATCCATTTGGAATGGGTTACCTAGGTAAAGAATTTTTCCATTTTTAAATTTACGTTCATCTTTTAAGTGAAAGTGTCCTGTAATTATCATTTTTGATTTTTTTAATAACTCATCGGGATTATCTCCATTGTCACATACTTTAAAATTGTTCATTTTAAAATTTTCCAGTTCAAAATGACCAAATATAAGATCACATTTTGGTATTTTTTTAATTTGTTCACCCCAGGGTACAAAAGATATTGTTTTATTGTAGATTTCTTCTGTATGTAGCTTGTCGATAACGGTAATATTGCTCCAGCCATTGAATAATGACAGCGAATTAACGCAACTGGTATCTTTATAATAGCAATCATGGTTACCAGTAAGCATTACAATATTATATCCTTTTAAAATATCAAAAAATTGTTTTGCAACCTGTAGACTATTAACAGCTATTTCATCTCTGTAGTGAAATACGTCACCACAAATTATAATATCTTTTATTTTTAATTTTTTTAAATTTATATCTAACCATTTACCCCAATCAAGCAAAATTTTATGCCAATTACTCTTGTTTTGGTGAATCCCTAAATGTATGTCTGATATACAGCAAATTTTTGATTGTTTGAAATTTACAGTTACCACTTTAAATATAATATAATAATTACAAATGAGTACAACTCTAGTTACAGCAATTTATTATGGAGAGAGAGAAGGTGAGTTCGGTGGCCGGTGTTGGCAAGAGCAATACTATTTTTCTTCTTTTCAAAACATTTATAATTTTAATTTACCCACGGTGGTTTTTTGTGATAAGCGTGGTTATGAGAAAATTAAAAAATATTTTAACTATTTAGATTATATTGGTGTTCCAAATAAGTGGACAATAATACTAAGCGAGTTAGGAGACTTTAAATTTAAAGATATTATAGGCTCACATAGAAGTAAAGTTATTAAGTGGGAAAAGAAACAAACAAAAATAAGAAAAAAAGAAAATCCAGACGAACCCGGGTTTTTTCATGCTCGTTGTGAGATACTTTGTCATAGGAAACTTTATTTTGTTAAAGAGGTAGCAGAAAAGAACCCCTATAATACGGATAATTTTGTATGGGTTGATTCCGGGATTACTCACTGGGGTTTAAACCCTCGTAGTTTGGGGGGTGTAGAAATTAATAACTTTTTCAACAAAAAACATTATTACCCGTACAATAAAAACAACATGTTTACACCTGAAGTGGGTAAAGGTATAGACAATTTGATTACTAAGCACAAATTTGTTGAAACAAAACATGGTAATCTTTGGTATAATTTACACCATGTTAAACTTTTATCAAAACTATTAGAATCGGACTACGGTTTTAATGAATCAAACAGCCATTTAGTCAAACAACTAGTTGGTGGTGTAATAGGGCTTCATCCTAGTGAGTTTAAACCACTATTTGAGTTCTACGAAAAAGCTTTATTACTTTTAACTAGCACTGAGCCACCCAACACGGACTTTTTTACAGAAGAAATTATTTTATCAGCTTATTATAAAATAAGAAATCAGTTTACATTTGATTTTGAGGAATGGAATCATGATGTAAAGGGGGATCCTAGTTTTGTTGATTTTGGTGAAGAAGATCGATCACATATAAAGTGTTTTTACAAAGTATGGGACGAGTATAAAGAATATGCTTAATTGCGATCAATCATAAGCAGTGTCATCTTCACTTACGGGTTTAACATAAACCGTTTGTTGAGCATTTTGACCGTAGTTTAATGACTCTTCATAAATTCTTTCTTTATATTGAGTAAGAGCTTCATGGTGCCGTTTTTCTTTTTTAATTCGATTGATAAATGCATGAAACGCGATTGTGGTAAAATATGAAAAAGGATTGTATTTATTACCATTTGAATCTGTTGCTTCTAAATTGAATTTTTTATTGAAAAGAGCTGTAAACATTTTTACAACTGCATCACCGATCATTTCATCTTTATAACTATAGTTTATAAAATTGGGTGCATAACTTAAACCATGAGCAATTTTTGTTATCATTTCACCTAGGTCATTTTCACATACATCGGTTTTATAATATGTTGCAATTGCTGCTTTAAAATCTTTTGAATTAACATAATGTTCTTTACTTTTAGGTTTAATCTTAACACCGTTTTTGGGTTTTTTTGCTTGCATAGCTAACTTTAATTATAATACTATTATATATAAGTTCAACCCCATCTTTCGTATAAGTTTTTTATTTTTACACATATATTTTCCTCGGTATATAATTGTATTCTTTTATCGGAATGAACTTCACCGTATCGTAACTGGTCTGCAATATCAATTATAGTTAATTTATTTTTACTCTCATGCAAACGAAGTCCACGACCGATTGACTGCAAGATTTTAATTTTTGCCTTACCACCCCCAGCAAAAACAATGTAATGCAAATTATTGATGCTAATGCCAGTACTGAAAATCCTGCTAATTGCAATACAAATAATATTATCATCCCTTTCAATAAGTTTTTTAACTTTATCACGTTCTTCAACATCTACTTCTCCTCTTATAAAATATATTTTTTTTCCTTTGTCATTATTACTTAATTCTTCATAAAGTGCTTCTCCATGTTTTATAAAATCTACTAAAATTAAAGAATTGTTTTGTACACCCGTTGTAAGTTTTTTTATTACCTTATTTCGAAATGTATTTTGAAAAAGAAATTCGAATTCTTGTCTGTATCTTTCACCTGGGTCTGATATATCGATAGTATACTTGGGTCGTTGCTTGTAATGTAATCTCACCACTTGCGCAACAGCATTAGCAACAAAATTTTCAATACGAAGTTCATAACTCTTTTTTTGATATATAACCGGACCAATTTTACCAATTATATTCCACTGATCTGAATTATTATCAGGTAACGTTCCTGTAAACCCAAACTTATTTTCTGTTCTTATGCTTTTTACAATTTTGTTTACCTTATTTGATCTTCTTACTTTATGACACTCATCAATTATTAGTACATCTACATGTTCTACCCAGTCTAAATTTGTTTTTTCACTTTGTAAAATACCTAAATTAGCAATAATAACATTATTTGTTAGATCGACGGGCGAGTTACCAGTCCATTTACCAATCGAAAACGAAACATTATATTTTACAAAATCATCAAACGTTTGATTTACTAATCCTAAATCAGGAACTATAATTAAAACTTTCCATGTGTCTTTATGTGTTTTTTGGTATATTCTTTCTAACATACTAGCCATGGCTAATGTTTTACCACCAGCAGTTGCTAGCATAACAACACCCCTTCCTTTATCTAAGCACTCATCTACAATTTCTTTTTGGTACTCTCTTAATTGTAAGGAAAGTTTACCGTTATTACCATGAAGCATTTGAGGTTTAATAGCTTCTATAATATTTTTTTCTAGATGTATTTTCTTTCCGGGAAACTCCCTCTTTATAAATTGAATTATATTAGCTGTTANCCCTACTTCGTATTTTCCTGCGGGTGTAATAACGTACGTTCTTGCAGGCATATATCTACCATACCTTCTGGCAAATCTAGCACCTTCATTTTCAAAAGAAAAATGTTCTCTTATTATGTTAAGGTTATCTGTTTTTAGAGTAGCTTGGCGTTTTCTCTTATTGTAGTCAAATACCACCATTATAATGATTGTAAAAGATTTACCGTGTTTTTCAAGACAAATATTTAAAAAAATACCCCCGCCTACGAATAGACGGGGTGTTTTAGAATTGTTAGAAGATTATAATTATTTAACTTCCCAACTCAATCCATTTGTCCATTTAAGAACGTGATTAAGTATCCACGCATAAACCCAGCCACCTAACCACCCAGCAATACCAAATCCGACAATACTCGGTATAGTACTTGTAACAGTCTCTCCTATTGTATGTACGGCTCCATCGACGTCACCTAATGTACCAGCAGCAAGCAATGCTAACACTGGTAAAACAATGACCTTTACAGCTCCGGTGAATGCGCCCAGCAAACCGACTACATTTGCTACGGACAGCACTCCAACTTTAGTTAATTTTTTCATTACCGTTTATTTAAGCGAAAACCTCCATATTTTCCCAAAATTTATACTAATAATAAGGCTTAGGGTTACTCCCAAATTTATTATAATAATAGAGTTCCTGGAGACTCCCAATAATTATTCAGGTAACTCTTCTTTAGATAAATTACCACCAAATGGTTCATATTCTGGTGTGGTAATATCAATATTGTCTTTTGCGAACATATTTTTAAAGTAATCAATGTATAGTCTATCAAATTTACCCCATCTTACAAGTTCTACATATTGAAGTAACGGTGAATCTGTCTGACCCTCTTCTCTAGTTAATAATGTACCGCCTTTACCTTGTCTACAAGCAACGTAATTCCATTTTTTTGAATATTCCCTTAAATCTTCGTCTGTTTCTAATACCCACCCAGAAAAATCACCCTTTTTACTCTTTAATAGTTCAATAAATCTATCTTTATTCCATATTGCTGCTTGTAAAGAGTTTCTGTATTCGTTATTTTTTGATATTGCTCCAAAATTTGTACTATTAATAGGGCCTTCGGACACTCCCAATAACGGTAAGTCGGGTTCTGGCATCGATATACAACGTAATTTTGTTATATCGTTCCTTTCCATGTAGTTTAATGCATGATAAAAGTTATTTGATTCAACAGGATTAACTATTATTTGGTCTTCCACCATGAATAACACATATTTTGTTGAAATTTTCTTTAACCCTTCTAAAACCATGGGTTTAAAATGGGTGGCATTTTCATCCCATTGAACTTTTGTAACGACACAGGTAACGTTTTTGCTTTTAAAGTTTTGGTTATTACTTATTGTAAAAACATCATACGGGCATTTCCAATTCTTTTTGTGGTAAAAGTCCCATATCTTGAGAATAGGTTGATAAGCGTCAGAACTTAATACTAAAATAGAACAATCAAAGTTGGGTTTCATATATGCGTAGTTCATCTAGGCTCCCTACAACGTGTTGTTTTTCATGTTGTTTAAATTTATAGTCATATATTACATGTTGTCTATCTAACAAATCATTATACGTTAATGATACGTATATTTCATCTTCATCGTCACTATTCGGACATGTATACCCTTTTTTTCTTGCATTGATGAAAGAGGTAAAAAATAAATCGGCTGATTTCCAATAATGTGTACCGATGAGACCGTTGTTTGATATAACTTGTTTTTCTGTAAAGTTGGTTGCTATAGATTGTTGGGTGGTNGCGACGAAACTATAATGTGGATCACATGTGTTGATTGTTANAACTGCTCCATCTGGGTCTTTTTCTTTCAAAAATTTTAAAAATCTTTTGGGTTCCCAATCTAATATTTGGTCTACGTTTGTCTGCAGTAGTGGTTTTGTGTCGTTTACAAACCCTTTTATTTTATATAGTGTTTCTGCAGGNCCACTTGTTACTTCATCTATAAATTGTATTTTAGCATTAGGGCAAAAACTAATTATATGATTATAAGCATTGTATTTTTCTTCATGTTCCTTTAATACAATAAAATAATACGTTCCTGGTAACCCGATGCTTTCGTAAGCTCTTTGAACCATTGATTTACCTTGTATATCTATAAAAGGCTTGGGGGTATCAATTCCTACTTCTTTAAAAGCTGTGCTTTTACCAGCCATCGGTATAACGATATTCATTTTATGATTTAATAGTGTTTTTAATATATTCAAATAGGTGAGCTGCAACACCGTCACCACCTTTTACAGGTAAAACACAAGAAATTTTTTGTATTTCAGGTATTGCATCTTTGGGGCAAAAAGCATAACCAACTTCTTTCATAATATCTAAGTCTTGTATATCATCTCCTACAAAAGCCACGTCTTGTCTAGGTGTATTATACTCAAAACATATGTCATTAAGTTTTGTTACTTTGTTTTCACCCTTTCTGTGCACGACATTAAGCATTTCAAACTTCCTTCTTTTAGCAAACCCCGGATTTATGTCTAAACTTCCTGTAAACAAGGCTACTTTAATTGTAAGTTCGTCGTAAAATCGTCTTAATGCCGTAATATCTTTTTGATTATATCTTTTCCACAGTACTTCACCTTCTTGGTTATATGCTGCAGTACCATCTGTTAATACACCATCAATATCAAATAAAATAAGTCTTAGATCGTTCACTGAGTTTCTAATTTTTGTATTTCAATAATATTTCTAATGTCAAAACCAATTGAACTCATAATTTTTTCTACTTTTTCAAGATAATCAATTAAAATTATATTTTCTTCAATTTNTGAATTGATATTTTTTATAAAATCGGAATTTTCAGCAACTTTTACTGCAGCTGGTGATGAAAGCCTGATGTTACTTTGTTCTTGTATCTTTTTTGTAACTTCTACTAATTTATCCTTCTTTTTATTTCTTAATTGATTAAGTTCGAGTTTATGCCTCATTAACCTTCCAACCCATATGTGTCTCCTGCCAGGTAGTTGTAATTGAACGTCTTTTAAATTAAATTCATCTATAGATAAATGATCAGCTAATTCTTTTGAATAGGTTTCTAATACATCTGACATTTACATAAATATTATTACATATTTACAATAGATGTCAATATACAAAAATGCATTTTTAAGGGCTTTATTACTAGACGATGGTAATGTCGCTGGTTCTGGTGGTCCTTTGGGTGATTGGACTCAATCCCACTTTTCTGGAGACTTTTATGCTCCAGGAGATGCTAGAAGGCCTTTTGCTTTAGGTGCAATGCAAAGAAGGGCCGGTGTTAGTAAGAAAAAAGGAAAGAAAAAGAAAAAGAAAAGGAAGAGTAAAAAGAAGAAGACCACAATAAAAGAAAAGATTAGAAATGTTGTACCCTCCCACTGGCAGCAACCTGGTGGTGATGATCCACATCCACCTCTACGGGTTAGCGCTGAAACAACGGAATTACTTAATATAGTAAAAAGAGTTAGGGGTAATGCGGAATTTGCCATGGCAGAATATAATATAGAAGAAATTTGGAACGGGTGGGGTGATGNACTTCAAAGAAAAATTAAACGTGAATTACAAGTACTTGATGCTCGACCACATAAAGGAGTTTCAGAAGCTGACATTGTTTTAACCATTATTAAGCTAGCTGAACAAAAATCAAATGAAGATGACGAAGCTAGGGATGTTGATCCAAATGGTGGTCATCGTGGATTGTCGCATTAATTTTTATAAATTTTTTGGTGGATAACTACGGTCACTGGACTTATAATCTCGAAGAGAAAGAGATACCCAACACCTTCTATGGTTTTATTTACCAGATAACAAATACAACTAACGACAGAAAATATATTGGTAAAAAACAATCAACTACAATTCTAAAACGACCACCTCTTAAAGGTAGAAAAAACAAAAGACATGTGGTTAAGGAAACAGATTGGAAAATATACACGGGTTCATCAGATAGATTAAATGAAGATATTCAAAAGTTAGGTAAAGACAAGTTTAAATTTGAAATATTAAGATTTTGTCAAAGTAAAAGTGAACTTGCGTATTATGAAGCTAAAATGCAATTTGATAATGATGTTTTATTGAAGGAAGAGTATTACAACGGAATTATTAACTTAAGATTGGGTAAAATAAAAAAGACTTGATTTCGCACGTAACTATTTTAAAATGACTTTGTGAGATTTAGCTTACCAGAATACAATATTGTATTAATTGACTTCCAAGACATACATAAAAAATATGAAAAGGACTTATTAGATGATATTCACAAGTATCAGTTGATGGACAGTTTGGTTGAGTCTCAATTTTGTAATAAAGACATAAAAAAGTTGTTATTTCATCATACCATTAAAAATTGTGTGGAATATATTAATAAAGTTAATTCTAAGAATAAGGTGGTGTTATACTTTAACAATACTCAGTTTTATGAAAGTGAAATTTTAAAATATATNGATGAAAAAGATTATTTAAAACTAATTACGAATCTACTACTTAAAATTCGTAATTTATTACCAATAAAAACGGTAATTTCACATAGGAGTTTGATGTTCTTCAAAGAGTTAATAAAAAAAGATGACGGGAGAGCAAAAGGAACCATATTAAAAATATATTCTACATTACAAAAATTTAAAATAGAGAATTTTACATTTGCCAAGGTAAAGAAGTTTGCTAAAAAATATGATTTGACGTTTTTATCAAATGAATATTTTAATAATATAAAAACTAAGCAGCTTCTTTTTAAATGATAGAATAAATATAAGAAATGAAATTTGATAGTGCTATAGCCGAAGGGTATTCTATTTACATAAAAGAGGGTAAAGACCGAAAAGGAACTATTTCATTAAAAGATGCTGAAGAAATTAAAGACTTAGCATATGCAATATTGGGTCTTAAAGATGAATTAGGTTCTAACTATAGAGATCTAACATCAAAAGCAGCTAGAGTTTTGGTTCCTATTGAAATGATGTTAAGATACCCCGGTGAGGAAGATGAAGAGCAGATAACTCCTGGTGGTGATACAGATAAACAAGAGCAACAAGATTTCGACTCGGTNAATCCAAATGAATTGGCGTCTAAGTTAGGTGAAGACAATCCGGAAATACAAGCAGCAATGGACAATCAAGTAAAAGCAAGAGTAGATGTCCTTAATTCACAGACTGATGAAATAAGAAAGGGAATTAAACAATGAAGATACATAGTAAATTTTTCACATTAATAAAAAATAAACGCGAAGTTTTAAAAGAGCAAATGCCAATGGCACCCCCACCACCTCCACCTGCTGCACCCCCCGCACCTGCAGCTCCTGGTACAGAAACTGTAACCGATACAGAAACTGTTGATATTCAAGAACCGGAACCCGAATTTAAAGAATTAACACCTGAAGGTGAAGTAGAGTTAATTAGATTAATTAGAAAAGCGTTAGTATTAGAGCCTACTGAAGGTACAATTCCCCCTAAAATTCTAGATGATGAAATTAACGAAAATAATGGCCGCGAAATGTTAGCTAGAATCAAAGCTTTTTTAAATACGTATTCTGATGATCCAGATATTAACTATTAATGAAAAAGAAAAAATTTAAAACATTAACCGATATATACGGCGAGGTAAACCAATTGTTACCACCGTTACCGAGACAACGTACGTTGTCTCCTACACAATCTGTTTTGATAAATGAATGGACAATATTAGCTACCGACGAAGGTGTTCCTCCCGTTAAGTTAGGGGACGTTGATGAAAAATTTTTAAAGCGATTAAGAAAAGATATAGTTAACCACCAAGGCGGTGTAAAAGATATTTTAGAAAAATTAGTTAATGGTGGTAACTGGAGTGCAGGTATGAAGTCAAGTGAATACCATGATAAAATTCTTTTACCGGCTATGGAAGCTTTTATTAATATACCCGATGATATTGATATAAAAGGCTTAAAAACTTTAATAAAGGANAAAAAATCCTTAACCGGGTTTCGTGATGATTTAATAGAAGCAATTGATAAAAATACATCTTTTAATTATAATAGTTCTTTAGAAGAAGCTGCAAACACAGCATTTATAGGTAATGTGTCTGAATTAGTATCTAAATTGTTTGCTTTAGATTATCAACAATCAGGTGTTTCTGTAGGGAAGGGGGAATTAGTAGCTACACTATTTTCTAATGCCACAAAAGGAAAAAGTGGTGATTTAGATATTGATGGCTTGGGTGAAGTTGAAGTAAAGGGTACTAAAGGTCGTCCTGGTAAGACGGGTGGTACGGCATACAGTGCTATGAAAGAGTTACCACAAATGCTTTTAGCTAAAGGGCAGGATATATTTACTGGGAAAGAAATACAAAAATATCTCGCTAATCTTACCGGTAATATAAATGAATTAAGGTCGTATGTTAGTGATCAAATAGAGAAAAACGAACCTGAGGTGGGTAATAATCTTATAAATTTGGTAGATTATATTGAAACGTTTACCGAACCAGGCAATCAAGAAAATGTTACATATGAAGATTTATTTGAATTTAAATTTAATTTAGAAAAGGGGATAAATGGCTCCGGGCTTAGAGGTCAACAACTAAAAGCTGCAAAAAACAAATTAGAAAAGCTAACGAGCTCATTTCAAAGTTTTATAAAATCAAAAGATAGAAAAACATTAACCCCCGATGAACAATCTTATTCATGGGGTGATATAGTTAAACAATATTTCCTCGGGGATTGGGGATTATCAAAAGATGATTTAATTGATGGTTTTGTTGTTTTAGCTAATGAAGAAGAAAAATCTTTTAATGTAGGAGAATTAAGAGAAGCTTTAGATGTAATTTTAAATAATAAAACATTAAACTTATTACAAGGACCAGCTGGTAAAAAAACTCTTTCAGCTATTGTTGGTACCATTCATTCTGTATTATATCAGAACTTCGAANATTTTAAAGTTATGTTATTGGTAAATTCTNCTACACACCAAGCACTACCGTTAACTTATGAAGGGGATAACTTAACAGAAANAATGATTAATCATTATGACACAATTTCATCTTTAGTGAATAGTGGTCAAGTGAGAATTACATTATCTTTAGATCCTAGAAACAAAGGTATAAGCTTTGAATTTATCGGGCAATGAAATTTGAACAAGAATTAATATTTGAAAAATATACTAATATAGTATTAGTTAACGAAGGTGGNGCCGCCGGTCATATGTACCATCCCTTTGATTTACCTGATGTAAACACAGGTAATGATTTAATAGACAAATTTGAAGAAACGGTTCGTATCTTAGATGATATTGGTGGTTCAATAAAAATAGATGGTACTAATGTAAGTTTTAAATTAGTAACAGGGGAAAATGGTGTTAAACAATTTGCTTTAGATAGAGGTTCTATGTCTGAGTTAGATGTTAACGGGGTAACAATAGCCAGGTTACCAGAACGATTTATTTCTAAAGACGGTGGACCACATGGCATGGTACAAGCGGGTAAAACTTTGTTAACTATTATGAACCAATCGTTACCATATATAAGTGATGAATTGAGAAAGTTGGGCTTATGGGAAGATCCTACAAGATTTATAAATGCTGAATTTGTAAAAGGTACCACTAATGTAGTTGAGTATGATAACGACTTCTTAGCATTTCATGGTATAAATCAATTTTTAGAAAAACATGATCGCACAGGGCAATTAGTTCGCCCTGGGNTACCAAGAGAAGAAATTGTAGACCCCGTCACAGGTGAAGTAAAATTAGAAAAAGGTAGTTCTAAAGCTGTACCTTATAGTCAAGAAGCTCTAGAAGAACTAGCTAAACAAGTTAAGCCAATAGCAAAAGAGTATAATTTTGAAATTATTACAAAAGCAACAGTAAAGAAAAAGGGCCACCCTAATTTTGGTAATCCTTTAAATGAGAAAATATCTATAAAAATTTCGGATAGAGAAGAAGAAATTAACCCCGTAACCAACGAAACGGAAGTAATATCAAATGAAGAAGTTGTAACTCAATCTTTAAGAGAATGGTTAGCAGATGCTACAAACCCTAGAGCCTATTTCCTTTCTACGGTGGACGGTAGAAAAGTCGGTGCTTTAAGTAAGAAAAATTATTTAGAAATTATTAATAGTTTTGAGNCCGGTGCACCACTAAACAAGATGTACGTAGAACAAGATATAGAACAAGCAATAAATGGTGCTATTATATATCATGCAACTAAGGAACTAGGAAATGAATTATTAGCCCACTACACTTCTGTTTTAGGTGACGCAGGCTCGCATGAAGGTATTGTTGTACCAACCACTCCCCCTTACAAAATTACTGGTGAGTTTATTGTACAAGGTATGCAAAGTAAATTTAGAACATCCGACGAAGACGATCAATCAGCACCTGGGGTTAATTTTGGTAAAGGTTATCAAAATGTAAACGCACAGTCTGCAAATTATGCAGCAAGTAATAAAGACCCGGGCGGCACTCCATACACACGGTATCCTGGGCCTGGTAAAGGCGTTTATCTTCAATAATTAATAATATGGGTTTCTTAAAATATCACCCAAGATTGGGTGATTTACAAGGTCCTGATTGCACTATTTTTAACTACGATACGGTATATTTAATTTGTAAGGAAGGGCCTGTCGTATACGAACATAGCATTGGTGGATATATAGCACCACAATTGGGTGGTAGAATTCGTGATATAGATTGGTATTATTTTTTAAAAACAATAGAAGAACTAAAACCAAAATTATTAATTTTACCCGAATGNTATGTAAACGGAAACTACCCTGATTTTAAAGCAAAAATAGAAAACGAAGTAAGACAACTTGGGTATGATGAAGATAAAATATGGGTATATATTCAAAAAGAACAAAATTTTTATCACGGAGAAATACATGTAGAACCGGAATGGCAATACACGGATGAAGTTAATTACAGTAATATTATATACCACACTATAGGGCATAATGTTCCGGCTACCGATAAAGAAATATATTCAAAATTTCAAGGATATAAATTTTGTAAACAAGGGTTTTTGTGTGAATCGTTTCATAAACTATATGCATTAAGACACTCAACCCCTGAACTTCAATTTGAAAAAAGATTGCAAGCTAATATAAAACCAGGTGAATTAATTTTTTATGGTAACCAATCTACTAGTAATAGACCTCTTATTTTTGAAGCAATACAACAAAGTAAAAAATTAAATGCAACAACTATTACCTACGGAAATGAAGATTTAACTGATTTGGTTTTAGCTAACCAGGGTATAGGGTTATCTTGCGACGGTTTGGTTTTTTCTACGATTAGAGATACCGAGTTTGGTGTAAATGCTACNCCGTCTATAAAAATAACTAGAGCATGTTCTGATTTATTGAATAAAAATAATATTCATATGTTTGGATCAAGATATTGGAAACAGGTCCCTAACACTCTAATACCAAGTCACGAAGTTAAAACCACTTTCATAAAGATTTTAGAAGAAGCATATGAAGAATACATGGATTGTGTTTTTAAAGATAGAAAAAAAGCGCTAAGACAAGTTAGATATCAATTTTTTATGACTTTATTGCAAAAATTTTATAATATAGAACTTTTCTTATTTGATATTTTATTTGGGGGAGATTTAGAACAATTTATTGATACGGTNCCTTTAACTGTGGATTACTCGGTATTTAAAAAAGCTGCAAAACCACACTATCTACAAAATAATATTAGACAAAAAATGTGCACAGGGTATATTAATCAGTTATTAAAATTTTTTGATAAGAGATTTAAAAGCAAATATAACAAATTTTACAGAGATATTGAACCGGTGGCGTAGCCTCCGAAACAGTAATGTAATAAATATCATTAGTGGCAACGTTTAAAAAATATTTTCTAAACGAACATGAATTGGGTGACGAGCCTTTTATAAAAGATAAGATCGTTAATAGAACTATTGCGCTTGTCCCGGGGAGTTTTAAACCCCCCCATAAAGGTCACTTTGAAATGTTTAAACATTATGCAAGAAATGCTGATGAAGTATATGTTGTGATCAGTGAACCTCAAAACCCAAAAAGTGTACGACGAACACCAGAAGGAAGATATATACCTGCTGAAATAGCACAGGAAATATTTCAAATATATGCGGAAAATGAAGGTATTAGAAATATTCAATTTATAACTGACCCTGCNCCCGTTAAGTTTGTATACGATTATTTTGCAGAAAGAACACAACCCGGGGATAAAATTATTTTAGGTGTGGGTGGTAAAGGCGAAGATGCTANTAGATATAAAAATGCAGCAAAATATGCTCCTGAAGGGGTGCAATTTGATATAAATGTTTTTCCAACTGTCGGTGGAGATGAACCAATTAGTTCATCAGATATACGAAACAAATTGGATGGGTTAACANCTGAAGATTTATTACCTTATATACCTGATTCTTTACGTAATAATGAAACGGTCGTAAATGCTGTTTATAATTTATTAACAAATCTTCCTATTGATTAGAAAGTTCTTCTTTATATTATGCTTTCGCTCTTAATGCTTGCATTTGAGTTCGTAATGCTTGCATTTGAGCACCCAACTGTTGCATTTTTTCATGATCACCAGAGTCACCAGCTGCTTCCATTTCATCTCCTAGCCGTTCCATTTCATCTCCGAGTTGATCCATTTGCTGTTCCACTGTACCAGCTGCTTGTTGCTGTGCTTGCGGTTGGGCTTGTGGTTGCTGTGCTTGCGGTTGGGCTTGTGGTTG